CAGGAAGGAACCGTAGATGCTCATAGGGTGGGTGGGTATGGATTTAGGGATACAAAAAAGCCCCCATCGCTGGGGGCTGTTTCAGGACTCAGCCCCGATTAGGGGTTGTAGACCGAGGCGATGGTACCGTCCGTGATCGCCTTGTTCGCACCGAACATCAGTTCCATGGAGCCGATGAGGTTGCGGGTGCTCTTGTCAGCCCAGACGTTGTAGTAGACCGAGATGCCGAGACCTTCGATCGGGACCACTTCGCGGACGAGGAAGTCGTTGCCGACGGAGTCGAGGTCCGGGGCGGCAGCGGCCATCGCCACGGCTTCGCTGGAGCAGGCAAAGCCGGCGAGCTTCGCTTCGGACGGGAACTGGGAGGCGTAGAACACGCCGCCGTCGAAACCGTACGCACCAGCCGAGAGAGGCAGGGAGGTCGTGGAGGTCGGGATGAGCTGGCTGTAGATGCCAGAGTTGACGATGAGGGTCTTGCGACCAGCCTTCGAGACGCCGGCCCAGAGAGCCTTCAGCTGAGCGGAGCCAGGGGTGACAGCCGAGTCAGCGGCGGTGACCGTGGCGGCGCCGAAGTTGGCGACGGTGATCGGGGCGGTGGCGGCGGCCCAGAGGGCGTCGGCGAGCTTGTCCATGTTCACCTTCAGGATCTTCTCCAGCTTGATGCCGTTCTGGATGTCAGCGTAGGACAGGCCGAAGGGCTGGTAGATGTGGTCGAGGGTGACGGCGGTGGCGCCGAGGGTGCTGGCGCCGATGCTGTTGAAGGCAGTCGGGTTGGTCAGCGTGGTGCTGCCGGCGGTGGAGAGAGCCACCTGGACGACGTCCTTCGGGCGCTTCACGTCCGAGGAGAAGTCGGAGGTGAAGTTCGAGAGGGCCGCGAGGCGGTTCGAGAGGGAGGTGAGGCTGAGCTCGGCGACGGTATCGACGATCAGAGCGCTGTTGATGGTGTTAGCCATAGTTGTGTATTAGTGGGTGAGGGTGAGGAAATTATTTGGAGGCGAAGAGGACGGCCTTGTGCTTCTTGAGGAAGGCGCGGCGCTCAGGACCGGCAGGCATCGCGGCATACTGCTCGGCGATGGAACCGACGGCGGCGGCGGCGACAGGGGCGGCGACAGGCTCGACACCAGAGGCGGCGAGGATGGTAGCGGCCTCGACGGAGGCGGTGGCCTTGGAGGCTTCGAGCTCGGCGACCTTGGCGTTGGCCTCGGCGAGAGCGGCTTCGAGTTCCTGTACCTTCTGGTCCTTGGCGGCGGACTCGACCTTCAGCGCGTCCAGTTCAGCGGACACGTTGACGACAGAGGCTTCGACGGTCTTGCGGAGATCGTCGCGTTCAGCGGTGAGGGAGACGACAGCGGCCTCGGCGGCCTTGAAGCGTTCTTCGATGGTCATATACTATTGCGTAGTGGGTAAGGTTAAGCGGACAGCTCGAAGGCGGCGAGGGCCTCGGCGAAGGACGAAGCCATGCCCGTGATGAGGTTCTTGGCGGCGGCTTCCCGGCCTGAGAAAATCTGGCCTTCCATGTCTTCGCGGCGGGCGAGGGAACGCTTACGCAGGACGGTCTGCTTGAACTCTTCGTGCATGGCCTCTACGGCCTTCTGCTCGAGCGCTCGCATCTCGTCGGTGTAACCTTCGCCGGCGATGTTCGGGGCCTTGTATTTGCCCGCACGGAACACCTCGACCTTCAGGCCCATGTTCTTGAACGCCTCGTCGTAGGACTCGTCCACGCTGATCACGCCAATCGAGCCCACCATGGCGGACGGGCTGGCGATGACCTGGTCCGTCTGGCTGGATGTGTAATATGCCCCGGAGGCCATGAGCTTCTTGGCGTAGGACATGGTCGGCAGGGGGATGCTGGCAATCTTGTCGGCGAGCTCAGGGGTGCCGACCACGGTTCCGCCAGGGGAATCGACCTCAAAGGCGATGCGGCGGACGGCAGGGTTGGCGAGCATCTCGTCAATCTGGTCGCTGACCTCGGTCATGTCCATGGCCCCGGTCATCTTCTCGAACTTGGTCAGGCCGACACCGAGGAATCCCTGGAGCGGGATGACCGCCGTGCCGCCCTGCGTGACGTAGGGCTTCGCGACAGGGTTGAAGAACATATCCAGCACGCTGTCCACTACGCCGTATTTCTCGGCATACTTCATGTGGTTCGCGGCCTTGATAGGGTCGCAGAGCAGGGGCTCGCGCCCGGATAGCCCGTTGATTAAGCACTTCATGGATTAGAGGGTTCGGGAGGGGGAGGTAGGTCGAGGTTGTCTGCGACGGCGTCAGGCGTCTGGCTCGAAGCCTGACCCTGCTGCAGCCAGTTGAAGGCCGACTGGTAAAGCATCCAAAGCGGCAGGTTCCGCTCCTTGGACTTCTGCACGAGCTTCTCCATCTCGACGGCGCGCTGCTCGAGCACCTCGTCGTAGGTCATGCCCTTCTTGCCGAGGATGGCCTGAGCCGTGGTCAGACCCATCTGCAGGTCGGCACGGTCTTGGGAGGCTTCGCGGCCAGCGTCCACCGTGATGTCGCGGGGCGTGATCCAAGACTTGCGGTTGAAGTCCGGGTCGTCGGGCAACTTGCCCTTGGCGATGGCGTCGGCGATGACGTAGTCGTAGACGCGGTCGAGGCTGTCGATGATGATGCTCTGCCACTTTCCAGCCCATCGTGACACGCGGCCAGCGACCAGACGGACCGAACTGCCGCCGAGGGCTCCGGGCGTGACCTGGTATTCGTAGGGGAGCAGTCGCACGATATCCCGCTCGATGGCGGTCATCATGCCGATCCAAGCCTGAGAAGGGCGGGTCTGCGTCAGCTGGGTCAGGTCCTCGTTGGTATCCACGACCAGCATCTTGCCGCCCATCTGGCTGGCCATCTTCTCGCAGGAATTGTAATCGCCGGAGAACTTGGAGGCCGGGTCGTCTTGAAGCACGCCGCCTTGCTTTTTTAGGATGAGCGTATGGTCCGCCGAATCGCGGGCTGCTCGAACCTCGAGGGAGAACACCTCCAGGTGATCCCTCACCGAGTTGAGCGACGACTGTAGGACTGGATAGCCGCGCACCGCAGACGGGCGCTCGAACTCCATGACCTGGAGCATGGACTGGGCGGGGACGTAGCGGTCTTTCTTCTCGCCGTCAGTGTAGACATTCCAGCCGACGATCTCGCCGTACGTGCCGAGGTAAGCCCCATCCACGTTGCTGGTGTCGAACTTGTCGTAGGGCGTACCCACCCTATGACTCTCGAGGATTTGAATCTTGGGGACCCCGGTCTTCGGGTCGTTGGTCAAAATGCCGAACGAGTCTCCATCGATGAGCGCGCCTGACATCCACATGGCCTGCAGTTGTCCGAGGTTGTAGCGTCCGGTGAGGTCGCAACGGGTGGACCAGTCGCGGAAATAGTTCTGATGCGCCACGGCCACGGCAGGGTCGCGGGCGTTGGACTGGGCAACAAGGCCGTCACCGATGGAGACCAAGACGGCCTCGTCGATGCACTGCTTGTAGATCGGGCTGTTGCGGACGGCCCAGCGCGACGTGCCGACCATGGTCAGCCGCGTGCCGGAGGTGACCTCCTTACGCTGGTCGGTGACCGCACCGATGAACAGCATACGCCGAGCACCAGAGTCGGTCGTGCTGGCAAACTGCGAATAGGAGGCGGAGGCCCCTTTCTTCGTAGCCTTGGTCTTGGGCGTGGTCTTCTTTCGCATCAGAGGTCAACCCGCATATCCCAGTTCTTCTGCACGGAGGTATGAGCACCGCCATACTTCTTAGGGTCGATACGGGACAAAGCGTAGTTAATCTCCTGCACGCGGCGTTCCGGTGGCATCCCAAAAGCCTTGTTCACACTCGTCCCGGAGTCGGAGTATGACATAGTCGCTTTGCCGAGGTCGGCCAGTGCTTCCTGCTTGTATTGCAGCAGCACGTCTTCTGGTACGCCTACGTAGATGCCGAGCATATACTATTGCGAGGCGGGTAAGGTTTGGGGCTCATCCCGCCCAAGCAGTCCCCAGCGGGCAGCGATCAGCATCCCCAGGAGCTCGCAGTCGAAAGCATGGTTGTCGCGGACGCCCTTCCGCAGACGCCACATGGCCTTGCCGGCTTCCTTTACGCGGACCTCACTGTTTAATTGTTCCACATACCCTGGGTCGGCATCACGGGCAAACGTGAAGACCTTTCTCTGGCGCATGCCCCAGAATAAATCCTTGCCTGAGAGGTTGGACCAGACCACCAAGGCCGTGGGCGTGCGGATGCCAGGGACGTGGATGGCTGTCGGCGTGTTGTAGAACCGCCGGACCGTGTCCCCCGCCTTCGTCTTGACGTTGAAGTATTCCTGACCCGAACCCTTCGAGCAGTACCAGCCACGGGTGGCGCACTGCTTGTAGACCGTTTGGGTCGTGGTGTCGGCGCCGCCAGAGTCTACCATTACGAGCTGCGGGTGGACGCCGTGCTTGACCGCCAATGCGTCGAGGCCGGACCAATCCCCCAGACCATCCGTGCTCAGGACCTTGCCGAAGTAGACCAATCGGCTATGCCCGGTGCGGGCCCACTGACGCACGACCACCCAGAAGTGGTCTCCTTGGCAGTCAACCTGCAGGGTCACGAACTTGACCGAGCCCTCCGGCGCGTCGTCCTTGTCCACGATTTGGCCGCGCGGGCTGATGTAGCAGACAGCATCCCAAGGGTCGGCCATCGCGTAGTCCGAGGACTCCGTCGAGACTACCATGCTCCCCGTTCCGTCATCGCTCCAAGGGAGAGCCAAATACTGATTCTTGAACAGCATACGCGGAGTCTGGTCCCCGACCAAGTCTGCGACCTGCTTGGCCTTAATCATGTCCACGGCCAAGGACCCCCAGCTCGTCGATGCCAGCGCGTTGACATGGAGCCCAACGTAGCCGGCCTTCTCGGCCTTGGCCGTCGCCTCGAACCCGGCGCCACGCTCGACCTCGTTGCAGATCGTGCGGACCTCGTCGTTGTCCTCCATGCGGTGACGGCACTTCGAGCACTCGTATGTCGTGCCCTGTTGCACCGCCTCAAGGTCCCAGCCGTCCGTCATCTTGGCTCCTTCTGGAAATCGGATCATCGCCCAATCCCAGGGCTGGCGATGGCGGCAAGCATCGTTGGGACATACGAACATCCATTCCCGCTGGTCGGTCATCAGATAGAACTTCCAGAACTCGGCCCCCTGTCCCTCGATGTCCCCGGGCTGGCTCTCGTAGATCGCTTTGCTCGCGAACGCCGCCGCCTTCATTCGGCTCATGCTCATGGCCAGCGCGCCGTTCGGCCACTGCCAGATTTCCGAGCCGAAGACGTAGCGGACGTGCAAGGACTGCAGGTGCTTCTCCGTCGAGGCCGAGCGGTTGTGAATCAGCGACCCGTCCGCGAACCGCAAGGTGCCCGACTTGTCGTTGTCGTCCCCGGACATCTGCGAACGAATGTCGGCGACCTGGTCAAACAGCGGCCTCAGCTCGTTCAGCGTGAACGCCTTGGCCTTGTCCTGAGAGTCCAAGAATATCGCCATGCTCGCACGGCGGTTAGCCATCAGGTAGGTCGCGCAAAGCTTCAGCGTCAGCGTCTTCCCGCAGCCGATGGCCCAGGGCATGAACATCCGCGACGTCGTCGGCGCGTTGAAGATGCGGACCGCTTCGCCGATCCACGGCCACCGCTTAGGGTTGTAGCCGCCGTCGAACACGCCCGCCGGAATCTTCTTCACGTTCTCCTTGAGATACGCGACAGGGTCTGACAACGCTGACGGCCTGACCACCGCAAGCCCCTCCTCGAAGAGCTCGTCGGCGTTCACGGCTTCGGTTCCTCCAGGACGCCCGCCGCCCGCGCTACTTTCTCCCGCGTCTCCCTCGCCCATTCCGTCAGCACGCCGATAGCCTTCACCGGGTCCTTGGGATTCGCGTTCTCGCCGCACTCCGAGCCCAGCGCGTCCAATCGCTCGACGATCAGGCCAGCCAGACGGAGCAT